CCAGGGCATGGTCTACGCGCCGCCAAAGGCCTACGCCGCAATCGACCCAGACCGCGCTCGCCGTTTGGCCATGGCGTTCGAGAAGATGCCCCACGCGCCAACGGATCCAGCCGTAAAGGCCGCCTATGAGCAACTGGCCAAGGAGACCCAGGCCCAGTACGAGGCAGCTCGCCGCGCTGGTCTCAAGGTCGAGTTCATGCCCGAGAGCGGCGACCCCTACGGTAACCCCCGTAACGCGCTCAAAGACATCTACACCCGCAACCACATGTACGTCTTCCCGACGGACGCAGGTTTTGGCGGCCCCGCAAGTTCGATGGTCGACATCTCGGGCAACCCGCTGCTGGCCTTGACAGACGAAAAGATCAGCGGCAAGCCGGCGCGTGTCAACGATTTGTTCCGCGTCGTGCACGACTATTTCGGCCACGCCAAGCAGGGCGTAGGCTTCCGAGCCGGCGGTGAAGAGAACGCCTGGCAGCAGCACGCATCCATGTTCTCGCCCAAAGCCCGCGACGCCATGACCACAGAAACCCGTGGCCAAAACTCGTGGGTCAACTACGGCCCCTACGCCAAGAAAAACCTCGTCGCCTCTCCGGCTGACACCGAGTACGCGCCGCAGAAGATCGGTCTGCTGCCTCCGTGGGCTTCGGTCGAAGGCTACATCGGCGGAAACCTACCCTTCCTGCTGGATTGAAAAAGGGCCCCGAGGGGCCCTTCTTCATGCGGTAGCGGTGGCTGGCGCAGGTTGCGCCGCAAACTCTCCCGCGTCGTACAGCAGCTCCAAGCCGGAGATGCCGCGCTGCCCGTTGAGCGGATTGCGCCAGCGAGCAAAGCCGGGGCGGTTGAGCAGGTTGTTGGACAGCCAGCGCTGGGTGCGTGGGCTTTCGTTTTGGTCCTCTGCCCACTCACGCCAGGCCTCAAACAAGGCCCCAGTTTGCACGTTGGCGTCGTGGCGCACAACACAGCGGTCCTCCAAGAAGCGGCCCACCGGATCTTCGTCAACGAAGTATTCGTTGGTGGCGGAGCTGACGACTTCCGGCAGCTGCAGGCCGGCCTTTTGCCACATGAGGCAGCCGTCGACCATCCACTGCAGGATTTGCGGCAGCTCGGCCCGGAGCTTGTTCTCCAGCTCGCGGTCCGGTTCTTTGGGCGTCACCGTGAAGGGCACCATTTGCAGGCGGCGCTTCATGCCGTTGTCCAGGTTGACCAGGCGCGGCTTATGGTTGCCCATGACGACCAGCTTGAATTGAGGCCGGTACTCGAAGGAGCCTTGGTGCATGAAGCGGGCCGTGACGATGTCGCCGCCAGTCACCTGCTTAACCAAAGCCTCGTTCCACGTCAAGCCCTCTTGTGTCTCTGAGGCGATAACCAAGCGAGCGCCACGCAGTCGTGCCAGGCCTTCCGGGTGCGCGTTGTCAGAGCGGGCCGAGAAGGTGTTGCTGGGGGTGTTCATGGCGTAGTCGCCAAGGGCGGCCATGATCGTATTGACGAACACCGACTTGCCGTTGCCTCCCGGGCCCCAGATAAAGGACATCTGGTGCTCTTTGGTGGATCCGGTGAGCGCATAGCCGGCCAGCTGCTGCAGGTAAATTTGCAGCTCGATGTCGCCCGCGGTGGCCTCGTCAAGAAACTTGGTCCACGTAGGCGCGGCCTCGTGGCTTGGGCCCACAGCCGTCATGCGGGTGTGCAGCTCTTTGGCCTCGTGGGGGCGCATACGCCCTGTCGTCAAGTCGACGATGCCCTCGGGGGTGTTGAGCGCAAAGAGGTTTGCGTCGAAGTCGGAGGCCTCAACGCGCACCCTTGGATCGGAGCGGCTGTACTCGACGGCGTTACGGACCACGCGGTTGCTGCACAGGCTCATGGCCACGGAGCGCTTGATCTTGTCGAGCTCGGGGTCCATGGTGGCCTCCTGGGCCATTGAGCGGCCGATCTTAGCCATGGCCGCGTAGTACAGAGTATCGCCGTCCCGGTGCCAGCGGCCCTCGCTGTAGAACAGCCAGCCGCCCAGGCCAGGGCAGAAGCGGAAATTGCCGCCGAAGCGGTTGACCGTGCGGCGGGCCAAAGCCGAATCGGAGTACTGCACCGGGGCCGTGTCGTCTTCCAAAGGGGCCGCAGCACCGCTGGATTGGGGCGCAGGGGCCGTTTCGGCCTGCGGGGGAGGGGGTAGTAGCCCCTCGGTGCCAAAGTCCTCTGCAAAGTCCGCGTAGCCGTAGTTGCGAGCTGTCGTGGCCAGAAAGTCCCAGCCAAGCTCGTAGGGCGGCACCATGCGGGCCCAGTCGGCGGCCACCGTGTCGGGGTCATTGGAGGGGAACAGGTCGTTGCCTTCCCAGCGCATTGCCCAGTCAAGGAACAGGTCAAAGCCGGCCTCGCCGACGGAGGCCTTGATGGCGTAGCCCATGCGCAGGTAGTCGTCGCGGCCGGGGAAGGCCTCGTTGGTGTTGGGGATGAGCTTGACGGCCTCGGCGCAAGCGTCGAAGCTGGGCGCTTGCAGGCCGCTTTGATCCACGCCGTCGCGGTCCACAGACGTGGCCCCGCTGCCTTCGCGGGAAGCGGTGTAGCCCAGCAAGTCGGCTGCGGCCTCTACGTCCTTGAAAAACAGCTCGACGTCCTCAGTTTTGACAGAGCACAAGGTTTGCGGGTTGAGCGTGTGCAGGGCCTTGTCCCAGCCGTAGGCCGAGCCGCTGGGGTGCGTGCCGGCCACGACGTACTGCTGCCCGTCGCCCAAGAACTCCAGCAGGTGCTTCTCGCCGGTCAAGGCGTCAGTCAGCCAGAGGCGCATACGGCCAAACGGCAGCTCGGTGCGGTACACCAGCAGGCGCTTAGGTGCGCGGCCCGTGCGAATCGGCGCAGGGCCGAGATGCAGCTGCGCGGCGTCCTCGATCACCTGGGCCAGGGAGGGCTCGGTCACGTCAATGTCAAGCGCCGGGTAGTGGTCGGCTTTGAGGCCAATGTTGGCCCCGTGAGACATCCACATTTCGGCGTGGGCGCGAAACACTGCCGCCTTGCGCCAGTCGTAGCCGCCCCACGTGCCGCTGGTGTTGCGCTTTGCGGGGGCCTTGCCGACAGAATCGGGCGGAATGTTGGAGTTTTCCGACAGCTTGGCGTCGGGCGGGGAGACACAAACGAGGGGCGTATATCCGGCGTCGAACAGCTGCAGTGCTGTAGTCTTTTGCATATCAATCCTTGCGATAACGAAGCCCGGCCCAGCCGGAAGCGGTGACGGGGCAGCCCTGCGCCCATTCGGGAGTCAGGGACATGATTGTCTCAAGTTCTGAGGCATCCGTCACGTCGGGTGTTGTTTCTGTGATGATTTCGTCATGGACGCTAAGTAAAGGCAGGTACTTGCCACCTGCTTCTAGGCGCAGCATGGCGTCAGCCATCAAGTCCCGCGCCGTAGCCTGCACCACGTTTTCCATCAGCAGGCCGCCATAGAGGCCGCGCTTGCTCCACTGCTTGGTCTTGGAATTAACCGACCAAGCCTCCAGACTGTATACGCTTTTGTTGGGGTCCCAGGGCGCGGGCTTTTCAACGATCTTGGGCTGGCAGTAGGCCAGGCGTCGGCCAGAGGGCAGCTTGAGCCACAGGAAGCCGCCCGAGACCTTGAAGCGGCAACGGCCGCCCAGTGCCTCGGTCACGCGGCCCTTGTAGCGCACGGCCTCCTTGGCTGCGGTCTCAAGATCCTTCCAGCCCATGACGATGGCCGGGCTGGAGCCCCGCCACAGCTTGACAATCTCGGGCAGCTCGGCGTCGTCCAGGCCCATGTCATAGGCCCCCATCGTGATAAGGGCGTTCTTGCCGCCCTGAAAGCCCAGCGCCAGCTCGGCCACTTTGCCTTTTTGGCGCAGGCCGTAGTTGGGCTGGCCCTTTTTGATGCTCTCGAAAGGCACCTTGAACATTTGGGCCGCAGAGGCCTCGTAGATCTTGCCGTGGGTGCGAAACACCTCCATGCGCCACTCTTCGCCGCACAGCCAGGCGATCACCCGCGCCTCGATGGCCGAATAGTCGGCTGCAGCGAGGGTACGGCCTGGGCGGGCCCGCAGCATGGAGCGCAGCTGCAAAGCGATGACCTCAAGGGCCGGGGCGTAGAAGTCGATCTCGTCGACGCGGGCGTGCATTATGGCGTCGATCCACTCCTCGGGATCGTGCCATTCAGGCATATGAGCCGAGCGTGCGGGAAAGTTCTGCGGCTGCACCAGACGGCCAGCCCAGCGGCCGGTACCCGCGCCCCAGTACAGCAGCAGGCCGCGCAGCGTATCGTCGGCGCAGACGGCACGCAGCATGGCCTCGATCTTCTTGACGCTCGACTTGCCGGTCTCGACGCGCAGCTCCAAGGCCTCACGAATGTTGGCGGGCAGTGTTTCGTCATCCAGCAGCTTGGCCACGTCGGCCTTGCGCAGGGCCTCGACCTCGCGGCCTTGCTCCGCCATCCAGGCCCGCAGAGAGGCCAGCTTCGTGACCGAAGTCACCGCACCGTCGGTGAGCTCGTCCATCTTTTCGTTGGCCTTCTTGGCCACGCCGTCGGCGATACTCTTCGCCGCCAAAGCCAGAGGGCGGTCAAGCATGACGCCGCGATCATTGGCGCGTTGATCCATGAGCCAGACCTGGCGCTCGTATTCAGACAGGCGCTGCACGGCCGCAGTGATACCTGCCTCAGTGCGCACGTCTTGGCGGCAATAATTGAACAGGCGGCTCTTGCGGTCGTCGTCATCCCACCAGACAATCTTGCCGTCGTCCAGCGTGGCGCGTGGCTTGCTCATTTGCAGCATGAGCCGGTGTCCGGCCTTGTCTTTTTGCTGCACCAGGCCCAGCACTCGGGCCGCGTCGTCGAGGTTGCCGGGCAGGTTCATCGCACGCACCTCGGCGGCCGTGCAGACCCAGCGCTCAAGCTCGATGTCCGGCAGGCCGTACTTTTCGCACATGACGTGCCGCCAGATCACGCGCTCGAAAGGCGCGTTGAAGGCCCGGAAGGTGACGCTCTTGTCAGACACCAGATCGGCCAGCGCATCGAACGCGTTTTCGTTTTCTTCCCAGGCCGCGTGGCCGGTCATAGGGTAGGGCGTCCACAGCAGCGGCTCGGCGAAGCCGGGGTAGTTGAAAGCAAAGCACCACACGTCGGTGCTCTTGTCTTGCGCGTAGCGGTAGGCCCCGGTCTTGCGCAGGTCGGCCGCACTCCTAGACTCAAAATCACACGAAGATTCAAAACTCATACGGTCAATCCTTTGGAACGAAAAAAGGGCCCCCGAAGGGGCCCCAGGGGAAGGCTTTAAAGGTCTTCGAGGCTTGCCGCAGCTTGCGGATCGGCCACAAATTCGTCTTCAGCGTTGACGCGGCTGTCGATGCGCTCGGCGTCTTTGGTCTTCTGCACGTTGCCCAGGCCGAAGGCCACGGACTTGGAGTCCGAGCGGTCGGTGGCGTAGGCGTGCAGCGAGGCCTTGACGTAGGCGCCTGGGTAGATCAAAGCGGGGTCCGTGATCTTGGCAGGCTTGCCATCGGGGCCCGCGTAGATGCTGACAACACCGGGCGGGGTTTCGTAGGAACGCGCATTGATGTACGCGATGACCTTCGGCTCGCAGTTGGCGTACTTGTCGACGTCGTAGCGCACGGCCCACTTGAAGCTGGGGGACTTGCGCAGGCTGTCGTAGCGGTTGCCGAACTTGGCACGGGCCACTTCTTCGGCCTCTTTCTCGGCCTGGGCCAGGAAGGCTTTGCCGGCGGGGGTGTCTTCGATCAGCAGCGTGACGGACCAGACTTTCTTGCCCTGATCGTTGATCTCGGGCTCAAACAGTTTGGGGTAGGAGGCGCGGCACTCGGGGGTAATAAGACGGGTCATGGGTTGCTCGATTCTTCGGTTGAAAATTCATCGGATGCTGCCAGTTTGGCGGCGGATTTGCTGCTGCTTTCGTCCACGAGGTTGTAGCCGGAAGAGACAGAGGAGACGAGTTCCTTGGGCAGGTTTTTCTTCCCGACCACGGTCTCAATCTGCGCCACGGATTTGAGCTCCGGGGCGGTGTAGATGTCGGACTCAGCGAGACCCGCATCCAAAAGTGCCCAGGCCTTGACTTTCTCAAGGTCGTTCCACACGCGGGTAGCGCGTTTGGGCACCAGCTTTTTGCCGGGGATCTGCTGGCCCGATACTGCACGGGCGTATAGCAAGGCCTCGGCCTCTTTGACCCAAGAAGCCAGGATGGCCAGCTTGGGCTGCACAGCGGCCAACGCCGCAGTGATTTCGTCGTTCGAGCGGTGCGTCAGCTTCTCGCCCTTGCCGAAGTCGGTCACGACAGTGAACTCTTCTTGAGCCACAGCCAGTGCGCGGTCGGCGCGTGCGGGGCAGCTTCCAGCGGCGGCGCAGAAGCCGCAGTGGTCACCAGGAACGGCCTTAGCGTGCGGGTCTTGCGCGGCCACGGCGGCGTCGTAGATGTCGGCCGCAAAGTCCAGCAGCTCGCCCAGGTCAATAGTCTCGCTGCGCACCGGGCCGTCTGGGTGGTACATACGCGGCTGCGCAATAACCATCTGGACCTTCTCGATGCCCTTGACCTGGTCGGGGCTCAGTGACAGCAGCGCACCCAGGCCGTAATAGCGGGTTTGCTTGTTGCCCTTGACCTCGACCAGCTTGCCCTTGCCATGCTTGTAGTCGAAAACGACCATCAGCTTGAGCGAAGGGATCAGCAAGATCACGTCGGCGGATCCGGACATAGGCTCCGGCGCGTTGAGGGAGTCAAGGTTGACTCGTTGCTCAAGCAGCAGGACCGCGTCAGACGCTACCGACTTGGCGTTGTTGACCCAGTTCCATGCAACCTCGACGGCGTCAGCCATGTCTCGGGTGACCTCGAACTCTTTGGGGTCCTGGCCGTCGCGCTCCACCTTGATCTTCTTACCCAGCGCGTCTTGCGGGTTTCGGTTCAGGTGCAGCGCGGTCTCCAGCAGTTCGTGGGCTGCAGTGCCCTCGTCTGCTGCATCGTTGCTAGGCTGCGGGCCGGCCTCTTCCTCAAGACGAGGGGAGGCGGGGCACGCAAGCCAGCGGTGGGCCTTGGACCCACCAAGGCGGACGTGACCCTTAGCCATTACAGCGCAGCCGCAGCGATAACGGCGGCGGCCTTGTCGGCCGTCACTTCGGTGGTGCGGGCAAAGCCGAAGCTCTGCAGCAGCTCACGGGCAGCGGGCAGGCCGTGCTTTGCGCCGTAGGCACGCACAGCGGCAGCAGCGTCTTCGACCGTAGCCGCAGCGGCGGGCGCAGCTTGCTCGACCTCTTCGGCGACGTTGGTGGCTACTTCAGGGGCGGCTTCAGGGGCGGCTTCGGTCTTGGCCTCTTCCTTGACTACGACGTCCTGCACCTCGGCCTTGGTGGCTTTGGTAGCGCGGGTCTTCTTGGCTGCGGATTCCTGCGTGGTCTCGGGCTTGCTCTCTTGTTTGGGTTCAGCAAACTGCGAAGCGCTGGCCAGGCCGAGGCTCAGCAAGGCGTCTTGCAGCGCAACGCGGCTATTGGTCTCGATGCGAATTTCGGCCGCGCCGTCGTTCAGTCGTGACACGAACACAAAGTTGATGGTCGATTCATTGCTCATTCGATTCTCCGTAAAGTTGAAGGAGGCCGCGCACCTTGCGTGCAACGGTCCTCTGGATTGCCTCGTCAATGGATTTGTCGAGGTGTGCAATTCTAACCATGATTTGACTTTTTTGTCCAATCCTTCGCATACGATAAATCGCTTGCTCGTTGTCCGAGGGCACCCAAGAGGTCTCGACGAAGACGCAGTGGTGCGCGGCCGTGAGCGTAACGGCGGTGGCGCAGGCCGTGATCTGCCCTATGAAAACACGCACTTTTCCCTCTGTCTGGAAGGAATCAATGGCCCGCTGGCGCAGGGCATCAGAGTCCCCGCCCCACACGTGCACCGGGCTGAACTTGGCCAGCTTTTCGCGCAAGATCGAAATCACTTCTCTGTGGTATGCAAACAACACAATCTTGTCGACCTGGTCGTTTTCCAGCATTTCGATCACGTTTTCAGCCACCGCCTCGGCCTTGGCGATGCCGCAGACCTTGCGAAAAGATGCGATGTGCGGATCGGCGTCGGGGATCGGTGCGCCCTCTTCGAGGCGGTAGATCAACTCCTGCACCTCTACGCAGTCTTCGAGCTGCTTGACCGCCTGCAGGGCCTTGCCGCCGTCGACCGGCATATCGGACACAAAGACTGGCGGCAGATCCGGCAGCACCTCTTCGGTGACGCGCCGCAAAAGATGAGGTGCAATCGCCGCACGCAAGGCCGTCAGGTTTTTGTTGCCCAGTACCTTCGGGCCGTGGGCCCCCACCTCCCAGCGTGTGTACGTGTTCAAAAAGTCGGCGTACGTGCCGCCACCCGGCAGGGCGTCAGGGAACAGGGCCCGCAGGTGCGGGAAGAGCTCGGCGGCGTTGTTGGGGGTAAGGGTGCCAGACAGGCCCCAAACGGCCCCTGCGCAGCCCGCTAGGCCGTTGTTGCGGCAGTGCGGGCCGTACAGTGCTTTGGTGCGGCTGCTGTCGGCGGTCTTGAGGTAGTGGGCCTCGTCAATCACCAGCACGTCAGGCCGCCAGGCCGCCCAGCGGTTGCGCAGGTCTCGGTCGGTGGCCAGCTTGTTGTAGGACTCGACCTTCAGATCCACGCCGTAGAGAGACCATTTCTCGACCTCGCGCTGCCAGTTTATCTTCGCGATGGCAGGGCAGGCCACGGCCACGCGCCGGGCCCCGGTTATGTTGAATGCCTCAATGGCCTGGATGGTCTTGCCCAGGCCCATCTTGTCGCCAAGAAGAGCGTAGCGGCGGGCGGCTAAGAAGTCTGCGCCCGTCTTTTGGTAGTCAAAGAGCTGCAAGGAGCTGCGCTCCGTAGGAGGCGATCAGCGTGGCGTCGGACCGGCCATCGTCTTTTTTGCGAGAAAACAGGTGCGCGTTGCGCGGATACAACGCTGCGGCCCGTTCCCGGCTGCCGTCTTTACCGCCACGCACGCGCATGGCCCGCTGCCATGTCTGGGGCGGCACCTTGGCTGCAGGAATGCCTGCGCCCGCCAGTACACCCTCCAAGACCCCGACGGCGCGGCCGAAGGCAAACATGCTGGAGACGCCTTGGCCAGGCATTGCGCCAACTTGCTCAAGGTATCCGGCTTCGATCTTGCCGAGGGATTGCACCAAGGCGGCGAGCATTGGCGCGTTCACCTCGTTGACCTCACGCTTGCCGCGCTGCACTAGGGTGGTCGGCATGTCGCG